TAGCAATGCCAATAAAAAACATGATTGGTATTATTGTAGCTGTATCAGCAGGTATATTTGCCTACACAGAACTTACTGCTAGACTTACTTCTTTGGAAACAAGTCGTGAGCTTATGCAATCTGATTTACTAAAAGCATCAGACCAAAAACCTGTGGATCAAGAACAATTTTTGATACAAGAATCATTAGCATCTGACCTAGAAAAGACTATAGTGCGTGTAGATGAGATGATGCACAATGGCGTAAACATTCAAAGAATGATAAAAGATATTGAAAGATTACGAGATGATGTAGAAAAATTAAAAGATAAGGTAAGAGAAAATGGAAATGGTTATAGCTCTAATAATGTATCTCAATAGTGAAATGGTTGAGCATACATATAAAGAGTCTTTATCTAAATGTTTAAAGTCAAAACGTATAGCTGTTCGTGAAGTTAATCCGCAAAGGGTTAGGTTTGAGTGTAAGAAAGTAAATGCTTTGACAGAGATATACATGGGACAGAAAAAAATATTAAAGATTGAACAATGAGAACTAGAGATAAACAACCACCAAGAACAAAGAAGTATTACAGGTCCACTAAGTCTGGTGCAGGTATGACTAAAGCTGGTGTTGCTAAATACAGAAGAGATAATCCCGGGTCCAAATTAAAAACTGCTGTAACTAAAAAAAGTGGACTTACTGCAAGAGAGAAAGCAAGAAGAAAATCTTTTTGTGCAAGAAGCGCAGGTCAAATGAAACGATTTCCAAAGGCTGCCAAAAACCCCAACTCAAGACTAAGACAAGCAAGAAGAAGATGGAGATGTTAATTTTTTATGAAAAATAAAACATGGAACAAACAAAACTCTGTACGTCTTTGTGGTTATTGTGAAGAATGTAATAAAGAACTATTGAGTAATGAGGGTGGATGGATTATAAGTTATAACAACAAGAAATATTATTGTCATGATGGTAAGGATGGTTCTTGTTATGATAATTATTGTGAACGTAAATTAAAGGAGAAAAAAAATGGCGCAATCAATCAAAGAGTTAGTAGAGAAAGCTATCAAAGAGCTTATTGAAGAAAATAAAATTGTAATCAAAGATGATGATTATCATACTATGGAAGATTTATCTATAGGATTTGAAGATGAATCTTCTTGGGAAGATGATGACAATGAAGATGAAGATAATGAAGATGAAGACAACAAGGAGGATGAATAATGCCGGGACACTATGGAAAGAAAATGAAGAAACCAATGGATAAAAAAAAGAAAATGGATAAGAAGAAAAAAGGTATGAAGAAGAAAGGTAAAAGATAATGCCGGGAAAAAAACTTACAAAAAAACAAATGAAGATTGCTAGAGTTGCTGGTAATCCAAATAAAATAGACGCTGCTGATTTTAAAAAATTAAAGATGTCTAAAAAGAAAAAGAAGAAAAAGTAATGGCTAAACTTTGTGCAAAAGGTAAGGCTGCTGCTAAACGAAAGTTTAAAGTATACCCATCTGCGTATGCCAATATGTACGCAGCTGGTGTATGTAGTGGTAGAATAAAACCTAAAGGTACAAGAAAAAAAAGAAAGTAATGTCAAAAGGTTTACGATCTTGGGTACAAGCAAACTGGGTTGATATTGCTAATCCAAAGAAAGGTGGAGGGTTTCCTAAGTGTGGTCGAAGCAAGGGAGAGAAAAGAAAAAATTACCCAAAGTGCGTACCTGCTGCTAAAGCTAGAGCCATGTCTGCAAGTCAAAGAGCTTCAGCAGTATCAAGAAAAAAGAAAGCTGAAAGAAAAACTAGACAAGGTAAAAAACCTAACTACGCAAGAACTTAATTAATTAAATCTAAATATTCATTCCAGATAGTTTGTTCTGGACCCCAAAATCTTTCTTTGTTAGCTTTCATTTGTATTGAATGTAATACTGTAGTGTGATCTTGTCCGAAGTACCTACCAATATTAGTTAAGTTCATATTGTATTTATCATTTAAAATATTGTGTATAATATTTCTTGCACGAACTACGTCTTGAGTTCTACATTTGCCTAACAAAGTTTTCTTATGTATCTCATACCTCACACACACTCTGTTAATCACAGCTTCTACGATACTAGGATTAATATTACTAAATTGATAATTAATAATTTTTCTTGGTTTGTATTCTCTATTTTTTTTTATATGTTTATGCGCTAGTTTATAACCATTCTTAAAAGCATTTTTATAAATTAGTTTTTCTTTCTTTGATAAGTTTGAATATTGACCAGCCATCATAGCTAATCTTAATTCTGCAAAGATTTCTCTTTGTTTTAAAGTCATAGATCCCCTACAGTTAGTTCACGTTTTTTTCAACTATGAAGTTAATAACTATTTTACTGTCATCAACTCTTCTTTTGTCTGCTCAATTTGCCAAAGCAAAGAGTAAGAATCTTTCTGATACTCATTTACTTTTTGTTTAGCTTCCAGATAATCCCTGTGTTTCTTCGCTTGAAGATCCTTCAGCCTTTGCAGACGCAATCGGATTTGTTCCATCATGCTCCTTTTTTACTGTTGTAAAATCAATTTTTAAATCTTCGATTTTACATTCTACAAACTCTCCATCATTAGAATTGTTTGCAGCTTTCTTTACATCATCAAATAGTTCGATCATTTGAAACGAACATTCTCCATTGATAATTCTTCGGAACTTTGTCATACTTTATCCTTTTTGGCAACCTCTTTTTTGTGTATTTCTTTAGTCATTTTATTATACACACTAAGGTCCAAATAGTTATCAGCCTTGAAATTTTTAGTTGATCTATATAGTTTTAGAGCCATCATTAATTGACCTACTTGGTGTGGTTTGATTTTTTTTTTTAAACTATCAAACAAAATGATTGTAAACATTTCTGCTAACATTACAAAGTTTTCTTGATAGTTACCATAATCTTTTTGTCGATCATCAATAATTTTCTTTTCAATTTCTTGATCTATATCTGTTATTTTCTTATCCATATTGAGAGAGGTGTCTTGGGGAAGAAAACTACTGAAAGGGAATTAGAAAAAAAACTCCCCCAAGACTAGATATAAGTTAATTAAAACTTATATGATTGTTTATTACCATAATTAGGTTTACTTTGAAACCCTTTATTTGGAGTATTAGGTTTGTTATCATTAGGAGTAGGTGGTGAAATCTTGACAGTTATGCCAACAACATTTCCTTCTCCATCTTGTTCATCCCAAGCGCACTGGTTCCACCAGCTACCATCTGACATCTTCACACCTTTGGTCCACTTCTTTCCTGCCGGTGCATCTGTGTTTGGTGGTGCCACCCAATCCGGTTGTTTCGGTTCGGTCTTGTTTGGATTTCTTACAAGATTACACCATACTACATCTTTACTCATTGTTTCCTCCTTTGTTATCATCAGCTTTGCTGATCATTTGTTAGTTGTGTCTCACGAGTTTCAGCAATGTCTGTTACTTGCCTATATGCTCGTAAGTTGTTTCTTAATAGAAACTCAACGTCTTTTCTAATTAAATCTTTAACTTCATTGAATTCAGCTAAAGAGTTAGTTGCTTTCAAAGCACGTTTCATTTCTTCTACATCTATAGTTTCATCTAAGTATGTAGGTTCTTCTTTAGATTCTTCTAAAGAATTTTGTTCTTCAGATTGCTCTGTAGAATATTCTTCAAATGGTTTAGCTTCGTAACCATCTTCATCTTTGATACCTGTTTTAAGATTTAATAAATTTAGAAACGCATACTTTCTTGAGTATGACATAGCTTGTCCGGTACCAAACATACTAATATCTCCGAATGATGAACAGCCATCAATAAGTATATGTTGTGTTGGATCATCAACATCATGCACTTTCATAGTACATACAACCATAACTTTTTTAATATTAGGTACGATCTCTGTTAAATAATTACAAGTTACATACAAGTCATTGTCTAGTAATGCTTGTGTTGCGGTTGCTTGAACATCATCATGCAGCAATGGATTGAAGTGCATCCCATTTTTCTTTTGACCTTTGACTACACTTTTTGCGCTCAAACAGGCAGCATGTAACTTTTGATATATATTTTTTTTAGTCATGTTTTATTCCCCATAGGTTAGTTATTAGTTTTAATTGTTCTGGTGCTAAATCTTTATAATAAAAATAATGGTTCATGTCTGGTGGCTCACACATCAATGCAAGTTCAGACAGATTGCCTTTGCAAAACATAATCATACGTTCCCAAAGTACAATCTTTTCAACCATCTTAAAATATAAATGCTCCAGATGTTCTTCACTCATTAACTCATGCGATTGATCAAAGATGATATGATCTTTATCATTTACATAAATTAAATATGGTACCTTCTTGGTAGTCATATAATAAAATGAAGTCTGTGTTAGGTTATCTATTGCAGGTTCAGTGGGTAGTTCTTGTGTACTCATGTACCACTCATCCTTGTTCTTAACCTTTCTAATGTTTGGTGGTTTTGTTTTTAATTCTATAAATAATTTATCTGTCAGATAATCCACTCTACCGGTGATCGGTTTGATCATAGTAAATTCTTTGTGGTTTACATACTGCTCACAAATTAATTTATCATCTCCAATCAAATCTTTAATAACTTTTTTTGTAATACCTATACAATCGTGTGCATAGCTTAGCATTTCCTTTCTTGCATAGTCATCCTTTTTATCTACCGGATCTTTTTTATTTATTTCTTCTAGCTCTTTATTAAAACTTACATTATAATCCCGGTCCCACTCTGTAACTACAGAAGTTTTTGATTTGTATAAAACATCTGCAATTAATCTTTGCACTGTATTGTTTACAAGATTTCCAAAGTTAGGTTTGTATCTCCACAACCAAGACCTTCTAATTTTTTCCGGAAAAGTATATTGAATTATATTTTTTGCAAAAGGTGTAGAGGTTGAACTGTAGGACCAATGATCTAAACCATCACCACCATTGAATATTGCAAATGCTTCTTCTACTAATTGTTCTTTTGTTTTTTCCCTAAGTTTCATAAGTTCCTTTAGTTTTTCCACTATGTATATATTATTTTTTTCTATTGTAAAGAAAATAATATAATATACT